ACAACAGGGCCAGGGGGAAGCATAATATAAACGGCATGGCGGGCATTGTGTTCCGTATGCTTGACGGCGGGATGACTGATGAATCTATCTGTTCTGAATTAGGAATGGAGGCGGATGAACTGATCCGCCTCAAGTATGTCACTGGGTTTGCAAAACTATTCGAGGATATTGAGTATAAAAAGTCATGGGAAACTCGCCGGATGATTAAGATGCGCCGGGACTATGTACCAGGGCGCGATTGATAAGGATCGTTTCCGGTAGAGGGTTTCCCATTGTCCAGTATTGGTGAACACCGCAATCTAAACATATATAGCGTCGCCCTTTGAAAGTTCTGGGCTTTCCATTCTCGCGAATGTATATCACGGCGTTTTCAAATTCCACGTCTTTCTCTTTCCTTAAGGTGTACTCGTGTGGATTTTGGGGCATAGTTTTGGCGAATTTCCAATAACGAGAGGCAACAAAGTTACGGAATGCGATATCATCCATCACTCACCTACCATCATCTGAGCTTCCTCCACGATCCGGCGCAGTGCGAGAGTAGTAAGCTCTTGAATAGATGTACCCTTAAGCGCCGCAAGGGCCTTGACCTGAGCATGCAAGTCGGTTGGCACCTTGCGGATGATAATATCTGTAGTATCTTCCACTTGCGTCTCATCGTGGTGGATTTTAGCCGCCCAATCCTGGGAGCAGGACATATGCGATCCGCCGACGCGGAGGACATAGACACCGGCCTTGGAAAGCTCAATTTGACCGTATCTGCCCGCCTGATGTTCAGCGGGATGCTCGTATAGCCGCTGAGATTTCCATTGTGCGTTCATTTTAACTCCTTTAGCCCGCCGATTATCGGCTGTCGGCTATTCATCACCTTTATAAGATGGCTCGTAACTAGAGACAGAGGCCGCGCGGTCTTCCATCTCGGTATGCTCTCCGGCTCCTATTGAACGGAGCAACCGGGCGCACTTGTCACAGTAGTATGTGGGGACTTTAGCCTTTAGCCCTCCGGCGCGGAACCACTCCATCTGATGATAGGCGGTCTTATCGACATGGACTTCGCAACGGTTGCACTGGCGGTTGGCGTCTATCTCAGCTTGCAACTTAGCGCGGTAGGCGGCTAAGTGCTCGGCGTAGCCCGTTATCCCATCGACCATTGTGGAGACTATGGTATCTTTGCCGTCAATGATCGCATGGCCAAGCTGTATCTTGCCGCTGTGATCTCCTCCGACTAGTATCTGATATTTGCCGATTGCGGGGCCGTCGAGTATCTCGATCTCAGCGGTCTCTGCGTCTATCCATGTTGTGATTTTGTTTCCCATCTCAATCTCCTTGTCTAGTTTATGGTTATAGTATACATCATGATAACAATGATGTCAATAGGCAAGACAGCAGAATTGATTAAGGAATAGCTTATGGTTAGTGATGATGCCAGTAAAAATGGCAGCAAAAAGGCAAACAGCACCTCATTCAAGAAGGGTGAGGTGCATAACCCCAACGGCAGGCCAAAGAAGACGGCTTGTCTAACATCCCTGCTTGTTGATGAGCTAAAGAAGAAACCCAAGCTCAAGGATGGGCAAGGCAAGGCCAACGATAAGACATGGGCGCAACTGCTGGCTGAGGCTCTACCGGCGGCGGCATACAAAGCACTGTTGAAGGGTGACATCAAGCCCTATGCGCTGATATTGGAGCGTGTCGAGGGCAAGGTGCCGCAGGCGATAGAGGCAACCGGCGCGGGCGGCGGGCCGATCCGCTACACGAAGGAACTAACCGATGACGAACTCAGTGATATCGCCCGAAGATGCAGCAGAGGAACTACTGGCGCGTCGGAAAGCGCGTCGGAGCCTTCTTAGCTTCTGTCAGTACACGAAGGCTGATTATCAACCGGCGTGGCATCTTGAGCAACTTGCATCCAAACTTGAGGCGATAGAGCGCGGCGAGTGCAAGCGGCTGATAGTCGCAATGCCTCCAAGACACGGCAAATCCGAGCTAATTTCGTTACGCTTCCCTTGTTGGTATATGGGCAGGCATCCAGAAGCGTTGATCGTGCAAGCGGGCTATGCAGACTCTATTGCTGTCCTGCATTCGAGGCAAGCGCGGGATATATTCGTCGGGACTGAAGTCAAAGCATTGTTTGCAAATGTCAATTACAGGCCGGAACGTGCTGGGCAAGAGACTATCATTCCAGAGCGTCAATCGGCGCACGAGTGGGGCACAAAGCAAGGCGGTAGTTACTACGCAGTAGGTGTTGGCGGCGGCTTAACAGGACGCGGATTTAATATCGGCATCATAGACGATCCCGTAAAGGACGCCGAGGAAGCCAATAGTGCGCTCATTCGTGATAAGGTGTGGGAGTGGTATTGTACAGTATTCCGCACACGCGCCCACCCTGACGCTGTAATCATCGTGGTGCAAACTAGATGGAACGTTGATGACTTAATCGGGCGGTTATTAAAATTAGCGGATGAGGATGAGACTTCAGACCAATGGTGTGTTATTCACATGCCTGCTTTATATGAGGAAGGACACAGGTTTGAATATACTACTAGATACTACAAATAAAGAGCATTTCAATAAAGGGAAACGCCGCACAGAAGCCCAGAAAATAACTCTCAGTTTGGCGCATAAAGGTAAATTTCTGGGTGAAAGAAGCTGTAATTGGCGAGGTGGGCGAGTAGTAAAGCCAAGTGGCCATGTTCTTATTAAGCTTACACCTGACTCGTTCTTTTATATCATGGCACGGAGTGATGGTTATGTGTACGAGCATCGCCTTGTGATGGCACAATATCTAGGGCGATGTTTACATCCTTTTGAAATAGTACATCATAAAAACCATGACCGCCAAGATAATCGCATTGAAAACCTACAATTAGTTAGCGACGATAGACATAATCAAATAACTATACTTGAGAATAAAATAAACAGGCAACAAGCACTTATTGATAAACTACAAGCAAGAATTACACTCTTAGAGGCAGAGAAGGTGTTAATAAGTGCCTAAAGCCCTCTGGCCCGAACGTTATCCCATCGACGTATTACAAAATATCCGCTCTACAATAGGCGGGAGAGCATTTGAGAGTCTATATCAGGGCAATCCCACGATTGCCGAGGGCAATATAATCAAGCGCGAATGGTGGAAGTATTACACAGAAAGACCGAACTTCAGCCGTATAATTCACTCTTGGGACACAGCATTTAAAGCTAAAACAGAGAATGATTATTCAGTCTGTACGGTTTGGGGGGAAACCAAGAGCGGATATTATCTCTTGGATGTCTGGCGGCAAAGGGTAGAATATCCCGAACTCAAGAGGGCAGCTATTGCGCTACACGGGCGTGATAAGGCTAATGCAGTCTTAGTCGAGGATAAGGCCAGCGGTCAATCGTTAATCCAGGAACTGATTCGCGACACGATACTGCCTGTACTGCCCATTAAAGTGGACAGTGATAAAATCTCACGAGTAAATGCAGTATCGCCGTTAATTGAAGCTGGTAAGGTTCTTCTACCTGAATATGCCCCATGGTTACATGATTATATAGAGGAACTATCTTCATTTCCCACAGGCGAACATGACGATCAGGTTGACAGCACGACGCAATTCCTATCATGGGCAACCTTGCCAGATGAAACCGCCACCATAACGACATACGACGCGATGCAGCTTGTGGATATACCGTTATAACAGATTTAACATACAAGCAGTTGTTGCTCTACTTTGTCTTGCTATTGGCACTGCTAATGGCCGTGATTTTTTTAGGCTCAGGCTTATGTTGCATGGGTGTAGTCCCACTTAAAGGGGAGGTGATTCCTTAATGTCCGAACTCGAAGAATTTCAGGAAATACTCCGCGAGGCGTATAAAAGCGTTGACGATGCTATGGCGGGCGAGGACAAGGGATGGGTTCGCCTAGGCACCTCCCAAAACGGCATCTTCGGCGGCGTATCAAAGACAGAGGTTATCACGCGCTCGCGCTACTACGCACAGATCGATCCTCTAGCGGCGCAAGCGTTACGGCTGTGGACAGACTACTCGTTTGGCTCCGGAATCACGTGGAAGACCAATGACGAGGGCGTTAAGAAAATCATTGACGCATTCTGGAGCAACCACGCCAACGCCGCATGCTTGTCGTGCGCGGGACAGCGCAAATCCTCGCATAATCTGTTGCGCGACGGCACGATTTACTTCGCCTTGTTCCTCGGAACTGGAGAGGACGCAAAGATTCGGCGCATCGACACGCTGGAGATCACCGAGACGATAACCGACCCGGACGACGCCGACACCGTGCTGTATTTCCGCCGTACTTGGATGGATACACAGAGTCATTCCCACGACGATTATTATCGCTCTTGGCAGAACATCAAGGAGCAAGGACCTGCCGCGCTGAATTCAATGAACCAAGTCGTCAAGCGTACGCAGGACGCCATTGTCTATCGCCTGGAGCGTGACCCGAACGGCCTGCCGCTCCTGATGCCCGCCATAGACTGGATAAAGCTATACAGGCAGTTCCTAGCATCGCGCGCGGCCATCATGCTCGCGCTGGCGAAGTTCGCATGGCGGAACAAATCCAAAGGTGGAGCGACCGCCGTTGCTGCAGCTAAGGCCAAGCTTGACCAGAAGAAACTCGACGCGGGCGGCACTGTTTTTGAGAACGAAAGCAACGACCTTGAACCGATAAAGACCGATTCCGGTGCTGGCAACGCGAAGACCGACGGCGACATGCTTAAGCTGATGATATGTGCTGCAACAGGGCTGGCTATCCAGTATTTTGGTGATGTGTCTACCGGAAACCTCGCAACCGCCAAGACGTGCGAGCTGCCGATGATCAAAATGTTCGAGTCTTATCAGGCGGTATGGGAGGACACGTACAACGACATTCTCGATATCATTCTCGACGCTGCGGGCGTGCCGGAAGGCAACCGACAGGTTGATTGGGAGTTCCCGAAGATTACGCCGGACGACGCGGCTGGGATCGCGCAGAACATCGCGGCGCTGATTCCGCAACTTCCTGAGCTCGCCTATTCGGATGAGGTGCTAAAGGCGGCGCTCATGGCGATAGGCGTCAAGGACATCAACGAGGCTCTTGAGCAACTACAGACGCTCGCTGCCGAAAAGGACGCTGAACAGGCTCAACAGGACGCGCAACAGGCGGAACTAACGAAGCAAAATCTGGCGAAGGGGCTGGATGCCAACGGACAGCCGCTTTCGGTCGACACTAACGGCAAGCCGATAACGTCTTCTGTCCCTATCAAGCAGTCATGGGTGCAGGATCGCCGCGAAGGATTGAAGCTGGCGAAGGCACTCAAGGAATTTCAGAGAGCGTTACCAGTAAAGGAATAGCCAATGCGATGTCCGACGTGTCGCGGCGAAGGCTGCCGCACTTGCAAGGGAAAGGGAACGATAGATGGAAACCCTCAAAGAGAGTCTGGACAACTTAATACGGACTCTGGAGGCAGAGATTCCTTGCAACCCAGGGAGCAAAGCAAATATCAAGCTGGCCGCACCACTCGCCGATAACCTCGCGACGTACTTCCAATCGTTGCTCGACGCGCTGCCGTGGGACAAGATAGATGTACTTTACAACGCAAATGTACAGGAGAGCTTCCGCGAAGTGCTCGCCTCGCCCTTCAACATAGACATCGGCGATTGGTTCGACCCAGTGCTGCAAACATTCCAAGGACAGTTGGCAGCATACCTGCAACAGCACGCCGTCACGGTCTACCTGACGGGTGCTGCAGAAATGACGTCGTGGGGCCGCACGAAGCTCAGAAACCTTCCGATACTATTCGAAGGCCCGCCGATGGGCGAAGCAATCAATTACGCCAGCGCACACGCGGCGCAGCTTGTTACGGGCATCGACGCAGCGACAAAAGACCAACTGGCGCAGATCATCGCTGACGGCATCCAGAACAAGCGCGGCATCGACGGACTGGCGCGGGACATCCGGGCAGCATTCGATGATATGAGGGTGCAACGGTCAAAACTGATAGCGCACACCGAGACGGGCAACGCGCTAGGGAAGGCGTTCATTGACCGCTCTGTGGCAATGGGAGTTACCGGCAAGGAGTGGATACTCGGCAGCGGCGGACGCGAAGGCAACTGCGAAGACTGCATAGCCAACGCCGACGCGGGTGTCATACCTATAGACCAGGAGTTCCCAAGCGGCGTTATGACAGTATTACAGCATCCTGGCTGCACCTGCGGATGTGCGCCTGTGATGATTAAACAAGGTGAGGAATAGATGGAAGCTGAGACAATCAAGGATAAGGTCACTAAGGCCGTCGAATCTCTTGACTTGGGCATCAAATATGGTAAGGTAGAGGTGGAGTTCAGAGAGGGCAACATCTCGTATGTGAACGTGGCGCAAGGCTTCCGGCGAGAACAGGTGCCGAAGCGAATCCAATAGAAGAACTAAAGGAGGAACTTGTGAAGTGTGACAAATGTGGTAAGGAAATGCAACTCGTAGGTGGATTATGAGTAACTTACATACCTATCTTTTGCGAGTACATCCTGATTACAAAGAATTATCCCTAGATCATCAGGATAAGGAAATCCATTGTCCTCCATCTCTTGAAATACCAATGCGCGAAGTTCTGAAAAGTGGCGACATAGACGCCTATTTCAAAAGTATGAAGGCGCTCAAGAAAATAACTCAATCATAACTAACTAAATACCGAGCTTAACGGAAGAACCGACGAGCTGATGGCGAGAGCCTGACGTTTCGTCGGTTCTTTTTTTATTTCAATTTTGGAGGTGCTTAGATGCCTTGGACAGTAGCGGATGTAGACTCACACATTAAAGGTTTAACGGATAAGCAAAAAGATATCTGGCTTTCCGTCGCAAACGCCGCCCTCGCTAAATGCGAGAAGGAAGGCGGGAAGGCATGCGACGTTTCCGCTATCACGCAAGCTAACGGCGTCGTCAGTAAGGAGTCGCTCCAAGTCAAATACGCCAATATCATTCAGGAAACCGGCACTCGAATATATAAGGACGACAAGGCTCGCATCAAGCGCGTGCTCGAACTATGCCAGGCGATTTTAAACACACCAGAAGGCGAAGAGATTAAGACCGGAAAGGCCATGAAAGAATGCGACGCGTGTCTCACGTGGTTAAGTGAGCAGCCCCTTTCAAAACTCGAGGAGGGAGTCAAGTATCCTGCCGAGGCTTACGCCTATGCCAATGACAAAACAAGCCCCTCTGGATGGCAACTGCGCTTGCGCGAGGGCGACACACCCACAAAGAAGATGCTCGACAAGGCAGCGGCTTACCTCTCTCCCGGCGGGTGCGCGGGCAAGCACGTTGATATCCCTCTATCCGAAGTGTCGGCGGTCAAGCGCACGATACGCAACGAGTACTGGCGGCTCGGAGTGCCGGACGAAGAGATATCGAAATGGGTCAAGGAGGCAGAAATGCGAGATATTTGTGCAGAATTTACTCCACTAACCGAAGCGGTAGCGCCCGCAACAGGTAAGGCGCGCTGCGTCGTTATTAAAGCGGGATTCAACGAAGGCAAGGGGAGATATTACCCCGAAGAAACACTGGCGCGAGATTTCGCCGTGTTTGAAGGCGTGAAGATGAACGCCGACCACCAGACAGAGGCAGAAGAGAAAGCCCGCCCCGAAGGGTCGATAAGGGATTGGGTTGCTACTCTCAAGAATGTCGTTTATAACGCCACGACAAAAGAGGTTATCGGTGAACCGGTCGTCGTCGAGCCGTGGATGCAATCGAAACTAGCCACACTGAGAGATAAAAGCATGCTCAATGACATGGGCATCTCTATCAATGCAGTGGGGCAGGCTTCTAAGCAGACCATAGACGGCGTGAAGACCAACTACATCGAGCGCCTCGTACGTGCGCGGAGTGTTGACTTCGTTACGTCACCCGGCGCTGGCGGCAAGATGCAGATATTCGAGGCCAGCCGCGAGAACGATGTCGACATCATATCGATAGAAGCGCTGCGCGAGCGGCGCCCCGATCTCGTGGATATCATTACCACGGAGGTCACAACCAAACTCAAAACGGAGGTGAAGACACAGATGGAATTAACAGAACAGATAAAGCAACTGGAAACAGACAAGACCACTCTCTTAAAGGAGAACGGCGAGTTGAAGACCAAGATCGATGAGACAGAAAAGGCAAAGGCGAAAGCCGAAGCGCAAGCCGCTATCAAAGAGGCTGTTGCAAAGGCGGAACTGCCGGAGCCCGCAAAGGCTCGTCTACTGGAGAAATTCGCTGACGCCCTCGACAGCAAGGTCCTCGACGAAGCTATCAAGGCGGAGAAGGATTACATTGCCAAGATAACCGAGTCCTCTAAGGTCAAAGGGCTGGGCGTTGTCACGCCCGATCCCAAGAAGGCACACGAGGCGCTGGTCGAGAGCTTCATTTCGACTGGTCTAAACAGAGAACAAGCAGAGATCGCCGCCAACGGGCGATAGAAAATCTATTAAACGGAGGTAATAAAAACAATGGCAACTAACATAACATATGAGCCTGGTTATTCAATGTCAGTGGTGGTCACTGATCCCGTAGCGCCCGCTAGTGGTGCTGCCATTAGATATGGAGCATTAACAGGTATCGCCCGGACCGCCCTCGCCGGTGGAGGCAACGATGCGACACATACATCGGTGGACTTTGGCCCGTTCATCGCCACGTTTGCGGTGTTCGATCAGGCAACCACGGGTATCGCCATCGGCGACCCGTTGTTCTATGACGATGTGACGCATGCCATCGACAACAACGCCGTAACCGGATACTTCTTCGGCATCGCGTTGGGGGTCGTTCTTGCGAACGCCACCACGAGCATTTCAGTGATGCACGTGCCGAGCCCCGGCGCTGGCGCTTACGCCAACTTAGGTATCTCCACTGGTAAAATAGCTAACGGCGCAGTCACCACGGCAAAGATCAATCCACTCGCTGTCACGGACGCGCTCTTGTCCGCACCTACTGCCCTGACTCTTAATGCCATGAGAACAGCAAAGTTCGAGTTTGACTTCGCGACTGATGCTCACGTTATGGGCACGACAGTCATGCGAGGCGCGACCCTGCCCGCTAAAGCCCGAATCGTCACGGGTGCTTGCTATATCAAGACCGCCCTCACCGGAGCTGGTGGCACTACCGCAGCAATCCAGGTCACCGGGGCGAATGACTTTATTACAGATGCCGCAGTCGCAGGTGTTCCATGGTCTACGGCGGACGCAATGGTTCCAGTCATTCCCGTCAATACTACGGCCACGTGTATCAAGTCTGAGGCCGCTGGCGGCAAACCGTCGCTAGTAATTGGCACTCACGACCTGACCGCTGGCCACATCGATGTGTGGCTGAACTACGTCGTAGTCGACTAATTTCCTAAGAAATAACGAAACGGAGGTAAATAAATAGAAATGGCTGAATTAATGCAATTACTCGAAAGCACAAAAGGCTACGCACGTGTTCCGAGGTTCTCGGACGAACAACTGACTGAAGTACAGAATCTCATAAGCAACAAGATGAAACTGCCCTCATGGAAACATGAATTGGCAATACGAGAGGCAATGACGACATCTGACTTCCCTCTGATGTTCGGCGACATCATTGACCGAAAGCTGATGGCCGCGTACCTATCGGCACCAAGAGTCATGAGTCAGGTCATGCAACCGGGACGCCGGACAGACTTCCGGCTGAACAACATCTTCGACGTGCAACTTGCAGCCGGCATCATGACAGAAAAGAAAGAGTTGAATGAGTACCACGAGACCAGCATCGGTGAGAGTCATTATCAGTACGCAATGAGGGAGTATGGCGAAAAGGTGCTGTTCTCCTGGCGCGTCCTGTTGAATGACAACCTGGGCGCGTTCAACCGTCTACCGCAGGGATTGGCTCAAATGGCCATAAACACAGAAGAGCGGTTCTTGACTTCCCTATACTTCGGCGCAGGTGGCCCACTGGCTGCGTATTTCGCGGCGGTCAACGGCGGCGCGGCGGTTTCCGCCCTGCCACTGACGCTCAATAACCTCCAGACGGCCATCGGCGCGATGCTGCGTTTCAACAACGCGTCTGCTGACGCTCCGATTGACAATTCCCCAATGTACCTGATGGTCGGTCCGGGCAACTACGTCAACGCCTTAAGCATCACCGGCACGACCACTCAGACGTTCAGCGGTGGGGCTGCTGGCATAGCCTATCCCGTCGACAACGTTATCAGGCAATTCAACCTGAAGGTGCTGATGAATCCGTGGATTCCGTTCCTGGTGACGGGTGGCACGGTCGCTACGACCTGCTGGTGTCTGTTCAGCGATCCGAATAAGATCGCAGCCGGAGAATTAGGCAAGTTGGCTGGGCACGAGACACCGGACATCTACATCAAAGACCCAGATATGAGGCGCCTCGGCGGCGGCGATACCAACCCGATGGACGGCGATTGGATGACCGGCAGCGTCGGTTATCTTGGTCGCATTTGTCTAGGGGGCTGCACCCTCAACGGTCGCGCCGGCTGGGCTTCGAACGGGCAATAGTCCAAGAGTAAATCAGATCCCGCCTGGAGGGGAGCTGGTTAGCTCCTTTTTCCGGCTTCCCCCGGGCGGGGCATTAACGAGGTGGAAAATGGCAGTAAGAGACGTATCTGAACCGATTAAATTCAAACAGGAGTTCACCGGATTAGCTGGTGATGCCAAACCTGTAGCGCCCGCGGGTAGTAAATATTTTGCCTATGATACAGGGCGATGGTACATAAACAGGGACGGCACAAACTGGGACATAGTGGCGATATAGGAGCGATATGTTAGAGAAACTCAAGAAACTCTTAAAGCCACAACCTAAAGAGAAGATGCGCATGTCAGAAACATGCATCCTAGTTCTGAATAAAGAGGGTAAGAAATGCGTAAAAAATTAAATAGTCTGCTTGAGCAGATGACAATAGGCGGCAAGCATCAGCACGATGCACTGTTGGTATTGACCAATGAGAAGACCGGCGCAGAAGAGCGGATATGGGGCCGCAACCTGGTGACGGACGCGGGCGACGATTGGTATGCACAGTCGGCGTGCTCTCAGACGCCGACGAACGCCTTCGCTAATCTCTATCTAGCGACGGCATGTTCCGAGGCTGGAGGCAACCCGACGAAGACGAGTACCTATGCTAACTTCACTGTCGTGGCTGGTTCCTCGAAGGCTAAAACCGCTACATATCCGAAGACGGCTGACGCCGATTCCGACAACACCGGCGCTGGTACGGATATCGTGTCGTGGGCGTTTGCGTATACCACTGGAGACGGCCCGTTTACCGCCATCACGCACTCGTTCATAGCGAAGTCCGGCGCAGGCGGGACTGACCCAATCCTGAACGGTTATAAATGGACATCATGGGCGAAAGATGCTTCTACGAGCGTGAAGATATTCTGCAACCATGAAATGCTCGGAGCATAGTAGCATCACGATAGATAGAGGGTGATATGGAGATAAAAAACCCGTCATTGCAGTTGAACTCGAAAGTTGACAACCTCGGCATGTTCGTATTCCCAGCGGGTTGGAGCGGCGCCGATTGGCCGCATATCAGTTTTGGCAATCCCAGTCCTAGTTGGTTTGCGACGAATGGATATATTATCTCAGCGTGTCCGTTCACGTACAACGGCGTCACGTATAGCACCCTTGTGGTGTTCTGGATTCAGCTTACAGCAATAGACAATTTATGGTACTTAACAACGGTCAATGATTACTCCCACAACGACATAATGCAGATGGATTGCGGGCTGTTTACGCGCATATGGGACTCCGCACATATTACAGTATACCTGCCGCACAGCCAGAAAGCGGCGTTTGAGGCAGTGGCGGTTTACTATGGCTGGAATGCGTGGGACGCCTATGCCACGAACATCTTTGCTTACATGAAAATAAGGCTTGACCTGGTCGATGCTGAGATAACAGCAACGCAAGCGGACATTGCCGCAGCACAAGCGGCAAACGGCGCAATACTTCCTGTGGCGATAACGTTAGCAGCCGACGCTGGCGATGTAACACTGGCAACCTGTAGCGTCGCACCTGTGCTAGTGAGAGGGTTAAACATCAAAAGCGAAAGCGTTGACCCTACAACTACCGACTTTGCCAGTATCGGCATCTATGCGTGTAGTGGGTCGAATGGTTATGCCAAAAGCGTGACCATGCTATCGCCTGCGGACGGTATTCGAGCTAACTTGTTGAACAGTGGCAACCAGATGGGCAGAGACTTCGGGCCCGCAGGTGTGTACCTGGACGCAGGAGATACGATTGTAGCCACGCTGACAGGTTCGGGCGGCGGGTCAACGCCAGTAAACTTTATGGCAACCTTTGTCTACGTGCCTACCGCCGTTGGAGGGCTGCTATCGTGACGAATCTCTATTGCGTAGTCGGACAGGGCAGGATCGTCAATGGGACGGCGACAATTGCCGGTTCTCCTGTGCGGCTTGTGCCCGGACTGAACACGATAACCACTAGTGTCGCAGGGACAGCAACGGTCTATATGTCTTCTAATACGTCAGCAGTTGCCACTAGCGGCGCCGGCGGCGATGTTGTTACGAGCAGTCCTAAAACATGCCCGCAAGCGTTCGCAACGTCTATTACATTCACGCACGCTGGAACCCATCAGTTTACAATCACCGTCACGGTCTCTGGTACGCCTGCGGTGTTCGGCAGTGCATATTCGTGGGCGCAGACATCAGGCGCAGTTCCAGGCTATCATGCGCCCAGTAGTAGCTACGACCTGATACTGGATAGCTTATCATTCACCGCGACAGGCCAAGGGATTTCCGCGAATTCCAACGGTGCCGGTGCGTCATTGACAGGTACTAATGTTACCAATAACCCGAAGCTCTCGGTGTCCAGCGGCAAAACACTGGCGATTACAAACGCCTTCACGCCAGGGCCACTGACTGTTTCATGGGCTGGAACGCTAACCTATGGCAGTGTCGACTTTACCGGAAGCACGTTGGATATCCAACAGGACACTGTCACCTTGTCCGGCAACAACACTATCGGCACGTTGATGCCTAATGGACACACTATCTACATAACAGGCAGCAATACAATCACCACGTGGGACGGATATGCAGATGCTATTTTTACTGACGGCACTACGCAGACAATCGGCACGGTGATAAATTATACCGGCGGCGGCTCGATGAATGGCACTGGCACGGCTGGTTATACGTTACATTGTGCAAACCCTGTTGAACTGCAAAACGTCACGCTTAACCACGCCCAGCTCACACCCGCTAATACGTGGTTTGTCGGCCCAGGATGCGTTATCGGCCCAGGCTGCAATCTAATACTGCCCTACCACAGCAACCAGGCGGTGATGGATATAAACAGGACGTGGGGCAATACAGTTGTATAGGAGACGGCAATGGCTATAACATTTCGAGACCTGACGCCGGACGAATTGGTGCAAGCGGCAAAGATTAGCCAGCAGATAGCCGATTTGCAGCAGGAGCAGGCTGATATTACCGCAACGCTGGCGGATGCGGTCACGAAGTCGCAAAAGATCGCCGCTCAGGCTAGCGACGTGATCTCGCAACTGCAAGCCGCCAAGGCCGATGTCGTGACAACGGATACCGCGTCAATTGGTACTGCGGCGTCAAAGACATATCACATCGACATTAATCCACTGCCAAAGCCGATACCGGGCCCGTTGCCTAGGCCGTTGCCGATTCCAATAGACATCGATCCGGCGGATGCGACTCAGCGCATGGCCGCATTGCAACAAACGCAAGCGGCGGCGAGCGCGGACGCGACGGCGATAGCGGGTAAGGTCAAGGCGCGTACCAGCCAGATAAACGCGGCGATAACACAGTTGCAAAGGCAGTTGGCGGCTATCCGAAGCGCGGACGTGACGGATGATGCGGAAGTGACGAAATGAGGACGTGCAGAATCAATAACGCTATAAAGTGCGGCTTCGCCGTGTTCGATGCAAACGGCTATACCAAAACTACAGGACAGTCGGCATCGTGTACCGCCTCACTATGGCTCAATGGTGTTGTATCGGCGGTCACCGTGACGCTATCCGAGATAGGCACATCTGGCGAATACCTGGCAACGTTCATACCCGACGCCGTCGGTATTTGGCACCTGGAAGTGCTCGATCCATTTAATAATATCTGGCAGGAAGATATCGAGGCTCGAAACGCCGACATCGACCTGCTATACCAATACGAGACCGGCCGCTGGAAAGTAGACCATACGGCTGGCACGATGACGTTTTACGCAGCCGATGGTAAAACTCCTCTACTTGTCTATAACCTATTTGACGCCTCGGGCAATCCTGTTGTCTGGCCGTCGCTGACAGTCCCCTTTGAGCGGACGCCCGTATGATAACGAGGGGGTTCGGCACGCCGTCGCAAGTGACACGCGGCTACGGCATCTGGTACAGCCTTGGCCGAATAGTTAAAGTGGCGTCAGAGGTATTAAATCTCGCCGAATCAGGGCTTAGACGATTGAGGGCGGTGAGAACATCAACCGAGATGGTCGGACTGCAAGAATCTGCCATTAGACGGTTGAGGTCGATCCGAGTCTCCACAGAACAAGTAGTGGTACACGACGATACCTTGGTTATCAGG